CTTTGACAGTGCCGTTATAGAGCAGGAAGCGGTCGGTTCCGATCCAGTAGTAGATGCCGTCGTACTCAATCGCGCACTGGGACGACATGATGGATGTCTGCGACGAGATAATGTCGTAGCGCCAGTATTGAGGAGGTGTTCCGGTACCGCCGATGTACGAAACACGGATCAGGCTGTCAACGCTCCAAAACAGCCCAGAAGGCGCGTTTGAACCCCCGCGCACAGGCAGACCTTGGACGATCTTGCCGGTGGCCACATTGACCTCGTTGGCGTCCGCAGAGACCCAGTCCGTCGGGTCACCCGCGGAGCAGTTCTTGATCAGCCCCGCGTTGCCGTACACGAACACATACGGGTGCAGCGAGACCACGCCGCCAGACACCGAGATGTTGTTGTTGAACGTCAGCGTGACAGTGGCCGTGGCAGTTGCGGTATTGCTCAAAACAACCGTCCATATGCTGGATACCTGCACCACAAACACCAGCCCGGCGGTCGTGCCTGCCGTTGTGACAATTGCTGACCCGCCCGAAGTATTTGACAGCGTGAAAGTGGTTGTTCCGTTTGTCGCAATGATGTAGTACGTTCCGGGCGATATGCCCGTTGCGGTTCCGGTCAAAGTGCCCGTCACAACAATTTGCTGGTCATTGAGCAGCGTGGTTGCGTTGCACGAGAATTGACCTGCCGTGCCAGTCACCGCAACCCCGGCCAGCGTGTTAGTGGTGCTCACGAGGCTGACAGACACCACGGTCGTGTTGGCAGGTATGCCCGCCCCAGTCACGGTTTGGCCAGCGCCAATCAACGTGTTGATCGCGGCCATGGTCACGACTGAACTCAAGTTTGTCGTGCTGCCAGTAGCGGTGAAAACGCCCACTTGGCTCATCGAGGTGCCGGTGATGTCGCCAATCAGCACCGGGGTGTTGTTGTCCTCATCGATTGCTGACAAATTCTGACCGGGATGCGCCAGGAGACTGCTGATCTCGCCGGTGACGGAATAGAAGCCGTCAAACTGCCAGAGGTTCAGCGCCGAGGCGGTGAAGTTGCTCAGGGTGAAGTTCGCGACACCAGACCCAACCCCGTTGTCATCAATGGTCAGAACCTGAAGCCCGTCGGAGTACCCCGAAAAGATCGAGGTGAAGCTGTTCTTGGCGTTCACCCAGATGCCACGGGAAGGCCCCAGCAACTGATCTGAGATCACCCGGTACCCAAGCATCTTCCGCGGCCGTCCGCGCTGGAATCGCACCCATCGACCATCGTTGTAGAACAACTTGTCGAAGAGCGTGCCATCCCGCTGGATGCCAGCCTTGGTGTCGAGCGCGAAGACCTTTTGCGTCATCAGAATAACCCGCCAGAAACGCCCCCGGTGAAGGTACCGGTGCCCGTGATCAGGAGACCCGTCGCGCTCAATCTGAACTTTTGCGCCGCCAGGATGGCAATCGCAAACTCACCAGAGCCGGAACGATAAATGCCCGTGGAGGTCTCAGATGAAAAGTTCAGCGAAGGCGCTCCGACCGCGCCATCAACCAGCGAGACATTGACCGCTCCGGCGGCAATCGTCGAGGCGTTCAGCAAGTTGACGGAATCGCACAGCAAGATCACCTGCTGTCCCGCTGGGATGGTCGCTGTAGCGCCACCAGCGCCGGTCGTGAAAGTGATCTGATATCCCGCGCCCGTACCATCGGTCTGGTTCGTGATGTAGTAGACCTGGATGGTCTGCGGAAGGACGACCGTCACATTGCCAGAGAGCGTGCCGGTGTACTTCTGCACCACATTGGCGGCTTCCGATGGGGTCAGCGTGTAGCTTCCCGTTGTCACCGCCTTCGTCAACTGCGTGAAGTTGAACTGGGTCGAACGGCCCAGGCCCACTGTGTAAAAGGCCGCTCCCGAGCAGACGATGAACGCCGAGTCCGCGGGCTGCAAGGCGATGCTCGCCGCCCCGTTGATCAGGCCCGACGCCGGAGAGACCGTCAGCGTTCCAGTGCCGCCGTTCCGAACCATGATGAACCAGTCATCACCCAAGGTCGTGGCAGCCGTCAGGGTCAGCGTCCCCGACCCGCTCGTCCAGACATAGGTGGCGGCCCGGTCGGTGTCCAGAGCGGTGTAGTTCGACGAAAAGGTCTGAACCGGCGTCGATTGGTTCAGCGTCGTCGTGATCGCCTTCAAACCGTACCCGGCAAGGCTCGCCGCGTCCGCGGTCGAAGATCCCACCCCAAACGCAATCACGCCCCAGGTACCGGCCTCGGTAGCATTGGTCGTGATGTAGATGTACTTCGCCTCACCCGCTGCCACCGACACGATAGTGGTGCCGTCGTAGTTGGCAACCGTAAAGGTCGTGGCCCCGACATTTCGGATCAGCGCATCCTGGCCTACCGAGGTCTGGTTGGCCGGAGGCATCTCCAGCTTGAGGCTCCCGGCCGTGGCCGTGACATTCATGATCCGGGCGGCGTAGTCATCCGTTGCGGATCCGTTGATAGGCCACTGAAGCTGGGTAGTAGCGGACAGCGTGATCGCCCGATACGAAACATCGGTTGGCTGGATCACATTGCCGGTGAACGGCGAAATAAAGCTCATGAATCCCTCACAACGGTTTGACGGTCACCGACCCGGGCGACATCCTCTGTCTTGAGGATTTCCATGATCTGCGAGTACTGGGCCTGCCACATACCCATACGCTCGTCGTTCTTCAAGAACGGCATAGCCTGGAGCAGAGACCCGTACAGCAGGGCCTGCGGAGCGTACTCTGTGAACCAGTTTGATTGATTGGACGAATCCAAAGGCTGCACGCGCTGGTAGTAGAGCACCTCGAAGGTGTACGCAGCCGCCGGGGTCGGGGCAACCAGCCAGTGGGTGTAGTCGTAGTCGCAGTAGAACTTGGGCACATCCTCCTGCGTCCCATCCGGCCAGTACTCCCGAAGGTACTCGTACTTGCGAAGGAGCACAGGAATCTTCTTGCCCGCAACCGTCACATTCATCGAGACGGTTTTGCGCCAGCGAGCAGGCTTGTCGATCACCGGCTCACCCTGAACCATGGTGGACTCGACCACAATCAGGTTGCCGAGGAACTTCAGTTCCGACGCAATCACCTGCTCTGCAAGCATGATGAACTGCGGGATCTTCTCGAGTGTCGCTTGGTCTGTACGCTCGAGATAGGTCTCGATGTCGTTTACCAGCGAGTCATATGTCATTACGGCAGCGGCAGTCATCACCACACCTTTTTCTTGATCGATTCGGGCTGCGGGACAAATTGCTTGCCCTGTCGCATTCCTTCTCGTTTGGCTCGCGTGGTCGCCGCGTATTCAGAAGGGGTCAGCTTCTCTCGTGCCCGTTTCGGCAGGTATCGCTCGCCTGTTGCTTCAGATCCCTGGGTGGACGGCTTTCCAGACTTCGTGCCCCAGTCTTCCTTCGTCCACTTCGAAAGCGAATTATCCGCTCTCTTGGGGCCTTTGTAACCTCCGCCCAAGGCTTTGTACTTCTGGGTGGCCAGTTGCGCCTTCCTGGCGCTCCATTGGCCCGGAGAACCGCCTTTCCCGCTGGCCTTGACCTGGGAGACGATGCGCTTCCACTTGGACGGGTCAGACTTGGCGGCGGAGGTCATTTGTCAGCCTTGTGATCCAGCTTGTTGAAGATCTGCTTGCAGATGTCCTTCAGTTCATCAATGTCACGGTGGTAGTCCTCCTTCGTGACATAGTTGTGCGGCATCTCTCGAACATCCTTGTCCAGACGCTCGATGGCCTTCGTAATGTTGTTCAAGACCCAGCCGCCAAAAAAGGCGGCGATCCCAACAACGATGTTGAAGATCGCCTGTGTGTCCATCTTTACTCCGCGGGAGCCTCCGCAGGGGCCTCAGGCTTGATTTGCGCCTCAGCTTCCTTCTGGATACCGTTGATCAGGTTTGCCACTTCAACGAAGGGGCGGCTGCCAAGGTATTGCAAGATTGCATTGACCAGTTGCGTAGATAGTTGAATCGATTCCATCTGCTTCTCCTTTTGTGATTTGGCATGAATCTGCCGCTTGGTATTGTGCCTTCATTGACTGATTTCGTCATAACCCCTTCAGGTACAACGCCCGCTCATCGTTCCTACGGGTCACAAGCCCGGCCAAAACTTTGCCAGCGGACAAGTTCCACTTC